AAGTTTTTGTTGCATTGACCTTCGGGTTTTCTCCGAAGTACCACCCCACCAACCTAACACGGCATGGTGTAGTGCATAGTCAAGACACTCTGCTTTGACTATACAATTATTGCAGACCCGCTTTAGCGTCTCTACATTTTCATATAGTTTTTTATCTGTAAAGAATAGTTCTGTATCTAACCCATTGCAGTTTGCTTCTGTTGTAAAGTTATACATCTTTATCCTCCTGTTGAGTAAAAACCTGGTGAATTAAACTTAATCCCTGGAGCAGTCCAGATGCGCTGCATAGTTCCACTACAAGTAGAACAAACTGGCGGTATGTTTTCATTTGTTTCTACAATCTCACTACAAGTATTACATTTAAAATCATACAGAGGCATGCCTTGGCTCCCTAGAAATTCTAACTTTATGATAGTCACAAGTTCTATATAACTTTTGATAATCATTTCTGTTATTGAATTGTCTGTCATCTAATTTAATATTACATTCACAGACTTTTCTATACTCATTTTCAAGTTGCTCAACTTCTTCTTTTGCTTTACGCAATTTTATAAGAATGATTACTGCTTCTGAATTCATCTACTCACATCCATCTATTTCTGTAGGTGCGGTTGTAATCGTACCGCACTCTACACATTCCTGTGATAAGTCATACCAGCCAACTGCTCTAGTATCTTGGTCCCACATTACATTGATGCGGAACATCATGCAACCACATATGCAGGCAAATGTTGGTGTGCCTCTTAAGTCATTCATCTGATTCATACTCATGAATCGTCAGCCATTCCAGATAAGTCTCTATCTTGCTCATCTGCTGACTCGCCACTGTCTGGCTCATAATATGGTCTCCATCCACCTAGGTTTTTAACTAGTGAGTTCATTGCACGTTGCACTTTCATACGAGCACCATCTGGTGTGCTGCTCATATCTTTGGCTAGTAATGACCAGTCTGGTGAGTCAATACTAAACCTAAGTCTTAGTATGTTTTGTTTTGCATCTGATAGTTTATTAAATGCTGCTGCAATGTCGCTTCGTAAAGTAAGCCAGTTGTTACCTTCGGCATCATTACCACTCCCAAACTTGGCATTGAGGTCTTGTATGCTAACGGGAATAGCATACGTGCCTGCAATGATGGATGGTAAGAATGCTTCGACAACACTTGTATCGTAATAGTATAAGTCTGATGTGTCGTATCCAGACTTACGAGCCTTCTCTCGTTCACAATATTTGAGAGCCGCATTACGTAGTGACTTAGCAATTAATTTATCTCTATCTTTCTGCTCTAGTTCTGACCACTCTTTATACTTGCGCGGATGCGCCACAAACCATACCCATAGTTCCTGTCCGATGTCATCTTTCTCTAGCATTGTATATCTGCGAGCATACTCTGCTGCTAGTTGCTGAACGACATCATTATATTCTGAGATGTAGTTCATTATGGCAAGATTACCTCACCATTAACTACTGGTACAGCATATGGTACAACTTTCTTATTATCTTCTATTAAGATTCCGATGCCTTGTTGCCAGTTGGCTGTGCCTGCTGATAGGTATTCTGCTTGTCGCATATCCATCATATGTCCGATTTCTAGACCAAACAATGTATGTGTCTTGCCATAGAAACCTACTGTTTCATGTTGCAAACCAACGCGATGCGTGTGTCCACAGACTACTGACTTACCTAAACGCTTGGCTAATGACAAGGCTGTACTTCCAGGTGTCTGCGACAACTTGCCTTCGTCTCCATGTGCCATTACCCAACCAGGTAATAATTCATGCATGCGGTGTAAATAAGTTACGCCTATAGAATTATACCCCAGTAGTTCTTCAATCTCTAAAGACTTGAGACTGTTAAACGCTGGGGCATACTTACGAATGTAAGTGTCGATGCGGTCTGTATGATTAGACCGCTGCATATAGAATGGTTTTCGTCCTATTGCTTTTTTAAATCTTGATATAATTTCTTTTGTTTCATCTATGCCTTGCTGCAGAGTACCTGCGTATTCTCCAGCCATACCTTTGTTCCAACGACTAGGTTCTGGTGCATCTAGTTCATCTCCTACACACCAGAGTTCATCTGGTTTGTAGTACTTAACAAAATCTATAACGGCATCTACTGTTTTACTATCGTGGTAAGGAATCTGTAAGTCACTGAGGACGACGACTCGCTTCATAACTATCTCCGTTTGACACGCCAGCCCACTGATTGCGCTGAACAAGTAGTCCAATTATGGCATAGTTTGCTAGGTCAATTAGAGTATCTTCGATAGATTCATAGTTCGGCGTGTCGCCACTGTCGATTAGGTTATTAAGCCTAGCCAACTTGTCATACATACGCACTCGTAGCCCATTCATAGGACCCCCTGGGGCTCCTGCAATGTTCATTGGACCGTAATCCTCATGCTTTTTGTATAGAACTGTAAGCAATTCACGGGCAATTACATCTGCATCTTCACGGTTTTTCATTTAATAAGTCCCTTAATCCTTGGTCCATAGATTTCTTGGCTGCATGTACAACCATTTCTTCATATACTTCATCTGTCTTGCCATACTTGGAAGACAATAGCAGACCAGCAATGCTGGTCGCTAGGAACTTGGCTTCCTCTGGGTCTCTGTCTATAGCCTCATAGACATCATGCAGGGCTGTCAAGATATTAATATATTTGTTTTCAGATAATTGTATAACCATATCAAAGTTGAGATGTTCTGCATGTTCCCAGAACCTATCATCCATTGGCAATGCATTCTCTGATTCGCTCACTAATCCACCCACTTCCATTCTTGATTATCATACTGTTTACATCTTCACCATCTGGCATACTGATGATATTCACATTACCTAGTTCACGGCTAATTTTCTTGCCGAACTCTAGTCCAGGTGCATCACCATCTGCAAGTACTATCACTGTATCAAAATCATCTAAGATTTTGGCATAGTGTTTTTTCCAGTTGTTAGCCCCTGGAATTCCAACTGTCGGATGTTTAGTCTTGACTGTCATCATAATGCAGTCGAACTCACCCTCTGTTACGCAGATGTAATCATCTGCTGCAAAGCATGCTTGTGTATTAAACATAGTAGTTTCTGCGCCAACTAATCCCATATACTTAGCATCATGTGTGCCTGTAATGTCACGGAATCTAATATCAACCACGCCTGATGGCGTGATATAGGGGATAGATAGTCTGCCTAGATATGGTTCATGCCCTGGAAGTGGGTCTTCTACCACTCCCAAGTGAAAGACTTTTGCCTCGTCTACCGAGAGTTGACGGCTTGACAGATACCGTTCTGCTACTTCTACCTTGCTTGCGTACCTCTGTGTAGCCTGCAGTAAGAACTGTCTCTGCGAATTGTTTAGCCTCACGGAAATTAACTCCTTCCTTATACATAATTAAAGAGTAGACATCGCCTTTGACTCCACAACCGTGGCAGACAAAGGCGTTCTTATCATAGTTTACTGCTGCACTTGCATGACTATCTAAATGAAAGCAGCATTTCATCTTACGCCAACCGCTATTAACTGCTGGCAAATCTGCACCTAAGTATCTTAGGTATTCTTCAATGCTTGGTTTCTCCATCAATGGCTCTCTTTAGTAGGTCTAACCATACATGTCCAGGCATGGTGCAGTACCACTCGCTAGGGCTCCGCTTCCCTTTACGCTTGTGCCACACCACGCCTGTCCACGCCCCGTCATTGCTCATTTCCGTGAGCAATTCTTCTACCCAACCAGCCAAGTTCATCTTGGCATGGTTTTTGATTTCTATTGTAACTCCAGGTATACCTGAAACATCACCTTTGTCTAATGTAGCGCCAGCCAATCGTCTGTCTGCATACTTGTAGCCGTTCTCTTTTAGATATGCAACTACATCACGTTCTGCACTAGAGCCTTTGGCTTTTGCTGTATTGCTCATACTGTCATCTCTACCTGTCTATAGTCACGAACTACATCTTCTAAATACATAGAGCCAGGTTCAAATGATAATGATACATAAGTAGCACCTGTTGGGTCTGCCTTACCATATCTATTCTTAACTGGGGCTACACATAAATATACATCATTGCCTTGCATCATCTGTCCAACTGTTAGAACCATAGCAGGAATCTGCGCTACCTTGCCCTGCAGTGCAGAGCGCGGCTGGCATGGATAGCCAGGTGCACCTTCTTGTGTATGGTGTAATACTAATACTGCTGCATTGGTATCACGTGCAAGATACTTAAGTTCTTTCATAACTTGTCGCATACCTGCAAATTCCTCATGTCCATCTATTGCAATGTCCATAAGATTATCTACAACTATTAGTGTTGGACTTCTGCCCCATATAGTTTCGAATGCAGATACTTCCTCATCTAAATCACGCAGAGTTGGACTTGGTTCAAAAGACCAATACATATTTCCATACTCACGCAAAATAGATTCGGCTGTGTCTGGTTGTGTTTTTAACATTTGTTCTGCTTGCTGTTGTGGCATACGTGTGCGAAGTGCAAGTAAACGCATAGCCATAGTATGTGCATTGGTGTCTGCTGAAAAATATAATGTAGGTTGTTTTAATCTTGCA